GATTGGAATGGATCGCGAGAGTGTTCTAAGCTCGTAAGCCCGGGTTCGACTCCTGGCAGGGGCGCGTGGTAGACTAGAAGTATCACGATGGCCCCCTTCGCGAATCTCGCTGGGGGCCATTTTCTTCGTTACCCAGGAGACAACTTTGTCAGCAGTGCAGAACCGCTTGCCCATCGTCATCTACTCCAAGAGCAACTGCGTGCAGTGCACACAGACCAAGAAACTGCTCGACAAACTGGGGTACCAGTGGATCGAACACAAGGTCGATGAGGACCCCCTGTCCCTCGCCTACGTGCAGAACATGGGCTACGCCGCAGCCCCCGTGGTCGTCCTCCCGTTCGACTGGCCCAGCGACGGCCCTCGGCACTGGTCAGGATTCATCCCGGACAACCTGAAAGCGATCCGCTAGACTATAGGCATGTCCAAGTCAGCAGCAGTGATCGGTAGAGGTCCCTTCGATCAGGTCATCATCGATGGCTTCGGGGACAACAAGTCAGCTGAAGAGGTCGCTGCGCTGACGAACGGCATTCTCACTCCAGCACAGTGCCTCTCGCGCCTTCAGAAATTGATCAAGAGCAAGGATGTGCTCGACAGCAAGGATAAGCTTGCGCTGTTGCTGGAGGATGCGTACTGGCTGCGTGGCAAGTTGCGCACCCAGATGGAGGACCGCGAGTACATCAAGCCCGACGAGGCGAAGGTGTGGCTGGTCACCCTGGAGGCGATCATCAAGCGGATCGAGACTGCCAACGCGGGACTCGGTGACATCATGCTGAAGTTCAACGCCCAGCGTGCCGCGGAGTTCACCCACGCTCTCACGTTCATCGGTACCGCCATCGCGCAGGAGATGTCGAAGCGGTACGAGATTGAGCAGGGCGACGTGGACATGATCATCCTCGAAGCCATCCCCGATGCGATCCCCGAGGTCAGCGATTGACGAACTCTGTCAACGGCTTCCTTGGCGATGTCAAGGAACGCTACACCCGTCACGCGAAGGCTGAAGCCTACCGGCGTGACCCTGCGCTGTGGGCGGAGGAGGTCGCCGGGATCAAGATGTGGTCCAAGCAGCGCGAGTTCGCCTACTCCATCCGGGACAACCGTGCGACCGCTGTAGCGGCTGGCCACGGTGTCGGCAAGACGTTCGGTGCTGCGCTGGTGTGTGCGTGGTGGGTGGACGTGCATCCGGTGCGTGACGTGTTCATCGCCTCAACGGCCCCCTCGCAGCCGCAGGTGGCCCTCCTGTGGGACAACATCCGCACCATCAAGGCCATGATCGAGGAGCGCTTCGAGAAGGGCCTCATCGACCACAAGCTGCCCGGGTACATCACTGGTGACAACGCGTGGAAGCTGGACGACGGGTTCAAGATCGGTGAGGGCCGCAAGCCACCGGACAACAAGTCGGATGTCGCCTTCCAGGGTCGCCACGCACCGTACCTCCTCGCCATCGCTGACGAGGCTGTCGGCGTGCCCGGAGGATTCATCGATGCCCTAGGTAACATCGCCACGGGTCGTCTGAACCGGCAGCTGCTGATCGCCAACCCGACCGACCCCACCTGCACGATGGCGAAGATTTGGCGGGAGGAGAACCCCGAGTGGGTCCGCCTGCACATCTCCGTCATGGAGGCACCGACGCTGACGCTGGAGGAGGGCTTCGACCCGGACGCTATGGCCGAGCGCGGTATGGCCGGTCAGGAGTACATCGACCAGAAGCGCAAGGAGTATGGCGGCGAGGATGACCCCCGCTACGTTGCGCGTGTGCTGGGCCAGTGGGCATTCGACGCTGGCAACAACGTGTTCACGGCGGAGGAGATTGCCAAGGCGTGCAACCTCACCGTGCTGCCCACGCCTGGCGATGTGCCCGAGTTCGGGTTGGACATCGCGCGTAGCGGTAAGGACTCGTCGGTGCTGTACCAGATGTTCCGCGGCGAGGTGTGGGAGTCGGTCGAGGACGAGGAGACCGGCGACATCGAACTGGTCCGCACGAACCGCATGGGCTACTACGTGCGCAAGCTGGACGAGTGGCGCAAGGCACCGCTGACCGGCAACGACCCGACGAACCTAGGTACCACGCAGCGCTTCCACCAGCACGCGTTGGCGACCGGGGCCCGCATCCTGAAGTTCGACGTGTCGGGCATGGGTGGTGCTGTCGAGGACGGCTTGCAGGACATCGAGCGCAAGAACGGCGGTGTGCCGTACTTCTACTTCGGGCTGTTCGCCGGTTCGACCACGGACGTTGACACGCGTACCTACACGAACGCTCGTGCTGAGCAGTTCTTCGCGATCAAGAAGCTGATGATCGACGGCACACTGGACCTGGACCCCGAGGACACGGAACTCATTGAGGAGTTGGGCGACCTAGTGTTCGAGAACGACTCGAAGGGCCGCGTCAAGATCGAGTCCAAGGACGACATGAAGAAGCGTGGTGTCAAGTCCCCTGACCACGCGGATGCACTGTGGTACGTGCTGATGGACATGTCGGCGCAGTTCGAGATGCTGACCGGTCGCACTGTCATCGAGGACGAGTATTTCCAGGACGAGTACGCCGAGGCGCGAAGCGGCGGCTACTTCGAGTCTGTTTGAATTACGCAGAATTAGCGCATGATATCCTAAAGTATCATGAATGAACAGAGTCTCACTGAAGTTGTCAGCGCATTCGAAGCCGAGCTTGAAGAGTCGCGCCGCATCAACGCGGAGACCCTGGACAAGCTCGACGCCATCATGGACCGCAGCTGGAAGTCGATCTTCGGCGACGCGTTCGATGAGCGCGAGGGGCCCACGCTGCTCCAGATCAAGGAAGCCTCGAAGCGTAACCGCGAGATGAGCCTGAACCCTCACGTGGGTGGCGGGCTCGAACTGATCCACTCGTACGTGTGGGGCGATGGTGTCCACTACGAACTGGGTCTGCCGAAAGGGCCGCGCAAGGCTGGCCGTCCCACCTCGACTGCTGCGGCGGGTGCTGCGATCCGCGACGCCATCGAGTCGGACATCTGCCAGACCAACTACTTCGGCATGCTCGCGCGCAAGGAGCGCCAGGCGGCTGCGTACTACGACGGCATGATCTTCGTCTGCGGCGACGAGACCGGTGGCACCAAGCTGCCGTACCAGATTTCCCTCCAGTCGATCACGGAGGACTACCGCAACCCTGAGCGCGACGAGGAGATTTGGGCGTACCGTCGCACCTGGTACCAGTACGCTCCAGGCACCAACGAGCAGGAGCGCAAGGTCAAGAACGAGTGGATTTTCGTCAACGAGCACTACGACAAGATCGGCACCAAGAAGTACATCCGGTACATGAACCACAACGAGCCGATCAACAAGAACAAGCGGCTGTTCGTGAAGAAGGTCAACCCGATGGTGGGCTGGTCGTACGGCGTGGCCGACGTGCAGCGTGGCATCTCGTGGGCTGACGACTACCGCATCGCCATGCTCGACGGCAAGAAGATGAACTCCTCGATGGCGAGCATCTGGGCGCAGGCCAAGGCCGCGTCGGTTGCCGGTGCGAAGGACGCTGCCGCGAAGATGGGCAACGTCGCGGGCGGTGGCAACGTCGTGCACAACGGTGCGGCGAACGCCCTGACCGTCCTGCCGAGCGCGGGCAACGCGTACGACTTCGAGAAGCTGCTCCCCCTGCTGGCCATGTTCGCGGCTGGCATCGGCGTGAGCGTGGTCGCCCTGTCGATGAACTCGGGCAACGCTGGCGGTTCGTATGGTGCAGCGAAGACGCTGGAGCGCCCCGAGCAGCTGTCCACGCGTGTCCGTCGCACGTACCAGGCGGAGTTGGACCGTGCGGTCCTGCTGTGGATGGGTGCCGACAAGGATGTCCTGGACGTCTGGTTCGACCCGATCATCGACCCCACCGAGCGTTACCGTGCTGAGCAGACCGTGGACCAGCGCATGGGCACGGGCCTGTACGACGGCCTCGAAATCAAGCGCATGCACGCACAGATCGATGGCCGCGACCCGGAGAAGGTCACCCCGGTTCCTGAGGGCTGGCTGATCCCGAACAACGAGAACACCATCGAGGCTGAGGCGAAGATCGCCAAGGACAACGCCCCCGAGCCCGCGGCTGGTACGTCGAACCCCGCGAACGGCGGCAAGTTCACGCCCACGCAGGGCAGCGGTCAGGGCCAGGGTCAGGGTGACCAGAAGAGCGACGACATCCGCACCAACCGTGAGGCGATGATCGACACGCTCCTGCTGGAACTGAAGATCAGTGACGCTGAAGCGCGCACCATCGTGGAGAAGTTGATCGGTCCCGAGGACTGAGGGCGCGTAGTCTAGACCCTTTTCCTGTGGTTGTCAAGGAATGTGATACCATATACCTTGATGACTTCACGCAGACTCTATGAAGCCGGAAAGCTGGTCGAGGGCAAGACTGCCCACGGGACCTGGCCGATCCGCATTATCACCGAGGGCAAAGGCTCCTCCGGTGTGTACTCCCGTGAACTCCTCGAAGCCCACAAGGATGTCTTCGCTGGTCGTGCCATGTTCGGCAACCACCCCGAGAATCCCAATGAGCCTTGGAAGCGCAGCCCGTTCGAGATGAAGGCCCAGTTGGGTCCGAACATCGAGTACAAGGTCGTGGACGGTGTGGCTGGCCTGTACGGTGAGGCCATCGTTGACGACGAGGTTGACAAGTTCCTGGAGAAGTTCCACAACATCGTGGGCGTTTCGATCTTCGCATCCGGTGACGGGCGTGAGGATGCCGAGACCGGTGACTGGATCGTGGAGTCGTTCGACGGCACCGATCCCTACACCTCAGTAGATTTCGTCGTGGCCCCCGGTCGGGGTGGCGGCGTAGAGCGAGTGTCCGAGGCATTTCGGGCGCTTGAACACGGTGCGGCACCCGCCGATACCGGTAATGGAAAGGAAACGCGCATTATGGATGAAGCCACGAAGCTTTATCTCGAAGCGCTCCTGAAGCCGGTCATCGAGCAGATGTCCAAGTTCCAGGAGTCGCTTGACAGCGCTGTCTCCGCTGTAGAGTCCGTGAAGGATGCTCAGCCCGCTCGGGTTGACGCTGTTGACACGGCGGGTGAACTTGCGACTGCGGTCGCCAAGGAAAGCCTCAGCGAGAAGGCAGTTGCCCGCGTGCTGGAGTCGGTCAAGGGTGGACAGCCCGTCGCTGACGCTGTTGCACGCGAGAAGGCACTCCGCGAAGAGTTCATCGCAGAGGAGGCTGAGCGTCTTGTAGAGAGCGCCGGTCGCTTCGGTGGCTCGGGCTCGTCGGCTGACGACTTCAGCCTCGATGGAGTGAGGTTCAACTAATGGCTCTCAACATGACCCAGCGGTACACCAAGACTGAGGTCTGGACCGTACCCGCAGGCACCGACTCGGGTGTCGCCGTTGTACAGGCGACCACGGGTGCAGCGCAGGCGGACTCGGTACTGATCACCATTCCCGGTGTCACCCTCGTGGCCGAAGGCGCGGACACCAAGTCCACGACCGTCGGTCCCTACACGATCAGCGGCATCCCCTCGGGCGGCGTAGGCCTCCCCTCGGGCAAGGCCACGGTCGCAATCGACGGCGCATTCCGCTTCCCCGTTGTTGGTGCAACCAACGCCGTGGCTTCGGGCGCAATCGTCTACGCTACCGTTTCCGGTGGCGCTGTGACCGCTCTGACCCTCACCTCCTCGGGCACGACGGTTCCGTTCGGCAAGGTTGACCGATTCATCGGTGAGACCTCCGGCACGGAGACCTCGGTCTGGGTAGGCCGCTTCCAGGATCGGATCAGCTGACCATGACTGACTACAAGGACACCTTCACGCTCGACGGGCGACTCAACCCGCAGTCGATGCCTCGTGTCACCAAGGCGAAGGTCGCGGCCATCCGCGAACTCTTCAACGCTGGCATCCGTGGCGACAAGATCGCCGCAGCCAAGTTCACGGAGTCCATCGCGACTTCGGACGCAGTGTTCAACGCGGCGTACCTGATCAACATCCAGGTGCTGCCCCAGTTCGACCTCCTGCCCCGCACGTGGACCCAGATCGCCGGTACGCGCGAACTCCCCGACTTCCGTCCCGCTGTCCTCCAGGGCATCTTCGGCGGCTTCGAGGGTCTGAAGCGCGACGGCACGGCAGCTGGCAACGGCCAGACCAACCCCGCTGGCGTTGCGCCGGTCGTGGCCGAGGGTGAGACCTACCCTTACGCCACCATCGGACAGGTCGAGGCGTCGTACGGTCGTCTG